TGGAGAAAGTTTACTAGCGGTATGTAATGGAAACTATAACCTATACCAAAATTAACGAAACATTTTTAAAAATAGATTGCGAAGCTAGCACTGGGCAAGAATTATCTGAGCATTTTTGTTTCTACGTTCCTGGATATAAATTTATGCCGGCATATCGTAACAGAATGTGGGATGGTAAAATAAGATTATTCAATATGAGGGATAAAACTTTGTATTGTGGCCTTTTGAATTATTTAAAACAATTTTGTGCTGAAAGAGGGTATGAGATAAAAGTACACGATATCAATGGTTTAGATCAATCACATGTAGCACAAAAGATGGATTTAGAAGCCTTTATATCAGAATTGGGCCCTAGCGTGAACGGAATAGGTATAATACCCAGGGACTATCAAATCGATGCACTCTCGCGCACTATTTCAGATGGCAAAACCCTATTATTATCACCCACAGCATCTGGAAAAAGTTTAATCATATATATGGCCATTAGATATTTCTTAAAATATTTTGAAGGTAAGGTATTAATCATTGTTCCTACTACATCATTGGTAGAACAAATGTATAGTGATTTTGATGACTATTCTAAACTAGATGATTTATGGAATGCCAACGAAGAATGTCATAGAATATATTCTGGTAAAGAAAGATTTAGTATACCACAAAGAGTTGTTATTAGTACTTGGCAATCAATTCATAAATTTCCTGGCGATTGGTTTACTGAGTATGGCATGGTTGTTGGAGATGAGGCTCATCAATTTAAAGCTAAATCATTAACATCTATTATGGAAAAATGCGTTAATGCAGCATTTAAGTTAGGTACAACTGGTACATTAGATGGTACACAAACTCATCAGTTAGTATTAGAAGGTTTATTTGGTCCTGTTTATAAAGTTACTACATCAAAAGAATTAATGGATAAAGGTTCCCTAGCACAAATGGATATATCCATATTGCTTTTAAAATATAAAGATGAGTATTGCCAAAAAGTTTCTAAAATGAAATATCAAGAAGAATTAGATTTTATTGTAGCATATCAGGCAAGAAATAACTTTATAAGTAACTTAGCATTAGATCAAAAGGGTAATACATTAGTGCTATTTAATTATGTAGAAAAACATGGTAAGCCTTTACATGATTTATTAAAAGAAAAAATAAATCCAGATAGAAAACTTTTTTACGTTTCAGGAGAAACAAAAGTAGATGATAGAGAAAATATTAGAGCTATTACGGAAGAACAAAACGACGCGATTATTGTTGCTTCTCTTGGTACTTTTTCAACTGGTATTAATATTAAACGACTTCATAATTTAATATTTGCTTCACCATCAAAAAGCCAAATAAGAGTATTGCAATCTATAGGACGAGGTTTAAGGGTAAGTGGTGATGATATAAATACTAAGGTATACGATATTGCTGATGACTTACACTGGAAATCAAAGAAAAATTATACATTAAATCATGCGGGCGAAAGAATAAAAATATATTCTAAAGAACGCTTTAAATTCAACGTTTACGATATAAATATATAATACTATGTTAACTAAAGAAAATAATTTAAATATAAGACAATTCAAGCTTTTGAATGGAGAAGAAATTATAGCTCTAGTAAATGAAAAAACAGATACTGGAGAATATATAATTGAAAGACCATTTAAGGTAAACTCTGGAATGATAGGAGGTTTTTACTTTGTTCCATGGTTTCCATTTTCATCGCAAAAATTATTTAAGTTAACAAAAGAAAAAATAATATATCATGTAGAATTAGATGAAGATATAAAACAAGAATATATAAAATTAGCTAAAGAAGGAGCAAGACCTAGACCCTCTGCTAGCTTAAAAACAGCAGAAGAAATGGTTGATCAACTTGCTAATGAAATGGGATTAGACGAAATCGAATCCTTTGAAGAAGACATTGAAGTACCTAAAACAGTACATTAATTAGTATACCTCTATCCTCCCCGGATGACTATATTATTATATCACAGTTTTAGTCAAATGTAAAGGACTTTTTGCAAAAAATATCCGTTTACTTTTCAATGAAAATATGTTATAATAGATTATTATGGAGAAAATGTAATGACTAAAGATAAAACCAAAAAAGCGCATTATATCAATAACAAAGATTTTTCGCTTGCCGTTGTTGAATATGTTACTGAATGTAATGCAGCCAAAGCCAAAGAAAACCCTGTTCCAAAAGTTACTGACTATATTGCAACATGCTTTTTAAAAATTTCTGAAGGTCTAAGTCGTAGACCAAACTTTGTACGCTATACATATAGAGAAGAAATGGTAATGGACGCAGTTGAAAATTGCTTAAGAGCTATAGGTAATTATAATATTGAAACTGCAACTAGAACTGGCAAACCCAATGCCTTTTCGTACTTTACTCAAATTTGTTATTTTGCTTTTATACGAAGGATAGCAAAAGAAAAAAGACAACAAGATATTAAGTTTAAGTTTATTGAAAAAATGGGTATTGAAGATTTTGTACAAATGGGTATGGATTCAGATGGTGCTGAACAAACCATGCAATATGTTGATACATTAAGACAAAGAATTAGTAGAGTAAAAGATACTGATAAAGCCATTAAAGAATTTGCAAAGGAAGAAAAAGCTAAGTTAAAAAAACTTGAGCTATTCATGGTATGAAAGTAGCTATATTGAACGACACTCATTGTGGTGTCAGAAATTCTAGTGATATATTTCTAGATTATCAGGCTCGTTTTTATGAGGAAATATTTTTTCCATATTTGAAAGAGCATAACATTAAACAAATCCTACATTTAGGAGACTACTATGAACACCGAAAATTTGTTAACTTTAAAGCTCTTAATGCTAACCGTAAGCATTTTCTTGAGCCTATGCGCGATGCCGGTATTACTATGGATATTTTTCCCGGAAATCATGATGTCTACTTTAAAAATACAAATGAGTTGTGTTCCCTCAAAGAATTGTTGGGCTACTTTACATCCAATATAAACATCATAATGAAACCAACCGTATTGGATTATGACGGTTTAGGTATAGCAGTTATTCCATGGATTAACAATGGTAATTATAAAGAGTATACTGATTTTGCTTTAAAATGTAAAGCTGATATTCTTGGTGCTCATTTGGAATTAAAAGGATTTGACATGATGGCAGGGATGCCTAATCCACATGGTATGAATGCAGATATATTTGAAAGATTTGATATGGTATTGTCAGGTCATTTTCACACTAAATCTAGTAGAGATAATATTCATTACCTAGGATCTCAAATGGAATTTACGTGGGCTGATGTAGATGATCCAAAGTATTTCCACGTATTAGATACTGAAACAAGAGAATTAACTCCTGTTCGCAATCCAATTACTATATTTAAAAAGTTTGTTTATGATGATAAAAAACATGATTATAGTAATATAAATATTAATGAGTTCGAAAAGAAATTTGTAAAGATCATTGTACTAAACAAAACTGACCTTTATATGTTTGATAGGTTTATCGATAAATTACAATCGGTTGAAACTTATGAGCTCAAAATAGCTGAAAACTTTGAAGAGTTTCTTGGCGAAAGTGTAGAAGATGAAAAGGTGTCTTTAGAAGATACAACAGAAATGTTGGATTCCTATGTCGAAGCTGTCGACACTGATCTAGATAAAGAACACATCAAGGTGAAACTAAGAGAGCTATATACTGAAGCTCAAAATTTAGAGGTTGTATGATAAATTTCAAATCCGTAGAGTGGAAAAACTTTCTTTCCACCGGTAACGAATTTATAACTATTGAACTTAACAGAACTCCATCAACTTTAATAGTAGGCCAAAATGGTGCTGGTAAATCTACTTTATTAGATGCATTATCATTTGGTTTATTTGGTAAAGCACATAGGGATATTAAAAAAGATCAATTAATAAATTCAATTAATAAAAAGCAAACTGTAGTAGTAGTTAAATTTGATATAGGTGGCCAGAAGTTTAAAGTTGTAAGAGGTATTAAACCAGGCAAATTTGAAATATGGCAAAATGGCCATCAAATAAATCAAGCTTCCAATGCTAGAGATCATCAAAAGTTTTTAGAACAAAACATTTTAAAACTAAATCATAAATCATTCCATCAAATAGTTGTATTGGGATCTAGTTCCTTTATACCTTTTATGCAATTACCAGCCTGGTCAAGAAGAGAAGTAATAGAAGACCTACTGGATATTAATGTCTTTTCAAAGATGAATCAGATTTTAAAAGAAAGAAATGCTACAATTAGAAACAATTTAGTTGATATAGACCACAACTTGGATTTAGTTAAAACTAAAATGAATGGCCAAGAAAAATATATCAAAGACCTTAATGCTATAAATAAAGATCAAATTGATAAAAAGAAAC